ACATCAGGGTTATCTCCCTTTGAGTCTATGACAGCGGGTCTACTAGAGTTGCTTGAAGGAAACCCTTCTAAGGCATACGTTCCTAAAAAGACAGGCCGTGACCGCAGTGGTGTAAGCATAGGTTTAGGCTTTGATGTAGGTCAGTACAGTGTTTCTGACCTAGAAAGAATGGGACTTAACTCGTCCATCATTTCTAAGCTAACACCGTACGTCGGTAAAAAGGGCGACGAAGCACGTGCTATACTAGCTGCAGAACCTTTAGAATTATCCAAAGAAGAATTATCAGACCTGAATACAACAGTATTGCGGCGAAAGATGGAAAGCTTCGATGAATACTTTCCAGACTACGCTAATCTTCCAGAAGCAGACAAAGCAGTCTTAATATCTGCTGATTGGATAGGCGGCTTGAGAAAGACCGAATCTAATCCGAAGGGAAGATACCAGACCTTTATGAATGAGTACGGAAAGGCAAACAACATGCGCCGTGCAATACAAGTAGGTCTACTAAACAGAATTAAGGACAAAGGCGACCCAGAGTACAATCGTGCCGCAAAGGCTCTAGATTGGTACTCACAGCAGCAGACACAGCGCATGTCTGTTCCTACGCCCCGCCCTAATTAGTCAGCTACCCGCATAGCGGCCCTGACGTAACCGAAGCGGCTACCTACAAGCCAAGTAGCCCCGCAAGATGAGGTAAAACAAATGGCAAAAAAAGTTCGTGGACACCGTGCCAACAAACCTAACGATTCCTTTGGAACGATAAACAACGAAAGTCTATACAGGGGTAAGTATCGTGATGATGTGTACCTTGATGAAGATGACGAAGAAAACGTTGAACAACAGGCGCAGCCTGAAGACGAAGAACAACCAGAACCTAGTTTTGCTCAAGGTGAAACAGAAGTCAAACATGACTACAAAAAACGTTATGATGACCTAAAGCGACACTACGACGAAAAAGTACAAGAGTTCAAAACTAAAGAGAAGCAATTAGAAGCGACCCTTTCAGAAGCTACTCGCTCACAAGGCATCTCTCTTCCCAAAACGGAAGAAGAACTCGTCAAGTTCAAAGAAGAGTACCCTGACGTGTATGACGTGGTAGAAACTATCGCCACTATGAAAGCAGGTGAACGGGCGCAAATCTTGGAACAAGAACTTGAAACTATTCGTGAGAAAGAAAAGAACGTACGGGTTCAAGCGGCATACCAAGAACTTACAAATGCCCATCCTGATTTTAACGAGATTAGACAGGACGAAGCATTTTTAGGATGGTTAGACGAACAGCCTCCTAGTATATCTGACGGTATTCTTAAAAATAATACAGACGCTCGTTGGGCTTCTCGTGTTATTGATTTGTACAAAGCTGATGCAAACATCACAACAAACAAGCGTACAAAGAAGAAGAAGGAAGATGCAGCCGTATCTGTAGGCTCTGCAAAAGCAAGAGACATTACAGACTCACGGTCTGAAGGAAGGGTGTTTAAAGCATCCGACATCGCCAAGATGAAACCTTGGGAGTTCGAAAAGATGGAATCTGAAATCGACTCTGCAAGGGCTGAAGGGCGAATCGACTATAACTCTTAATCCTCAAAGGAAGGGATTGAACTATGGCTTTTAATAGCGCATCAGGTTACAATAACCTGCCGTCTGGGAATTTCACACCAGAAATTTTCAGCCAAAAAGTTCTCAAGTTCTTCCGTCGTGCTTCGGTTGCAGAAGATATTACTAATACCGACTACGCTGGTGAAATTGAAAACTTCGGTGATACAGTGCGTATCATCAAAGAACCAACAATCACAGTATCTAGCTACTCACGCGGTTCAGTGGTAAACCCACAGGACCTCGCTGATGACCAGATTACTATGGTTGTTGACCAAGCTAACGCATTTGCGTTTAAGATTGACGACATCGAAGAGCGTCAGTCACATGTTAACTTCGAAGCCCTTGCTACTTCATCTGGTGCATACTCGCTGAAGCGCAAGTACGACGGTAACATCCTGACTGCAATGTTCGACGGTGCTGGCATCTCATCTGAAACTACTGCAGCTACTGCTACTGTTTCAGGTCTGGGTACACTAGGTACACCTCTGTCAGGTCAGACAGGTGACAACCTTGTGAACATCATGCTGAAGATGGCTCGTGCATTGGACGACCAGTCAGTTCCTGAAGAGAACCGTTGGTTCGTAGCTGCTCCGGCTTTCTACGAAACACTGTTCGGTGCAGGTGCAAAGTTCGCAGAAGTACAGGTAACAGGTGATGATACCTCAACTCTGCGTAACGGTCTAGTTATGGCTGGCAACATTGCTGGCTTCAACTGCTATAAGTCAACAGCTATGAACGCTGCTGGCACAGACACTGTAGACGTAACAGGCTTGGGTGCTGGTGAGTTCCCAGTTCTTGCTGGTCACATGTCTTCAACTGCAACTGCTTCGCACATCGCGAAGACTGAAGTTGTACGTTCAACCGAAACTTTCAGCGACATCGTTCGCGGTCTTCATGTGTTTGGTCGTAAGGTCATGCGTCCTGAAGCCCTCGTACGTGGCGTGATTTCACTGTAAGGGAGACTGGATAATGGCTACTTATACTGTAACTGGTGCTGTTGCTGGTGTTCCACTTGGCATCAAGCCTCAAATCATTGAAGTTGTACTTGACTTCTCTTCAACCAGCTTGACTACTTCTGATTCAGTAGAAGTATTCGAAATGAAGGCTAACACACTTGTTCTTATGGCGGGTGTGGAAGTTCTCACTGCAGCATCAACTGGTTCACCAGTTCTTGACTTAGGTGATGACGCTGATGATGATTTGTACGTTGCTGCTCTAGACGGCACAGCAACAGGCCACGAAATCAACAACGCAGCAGGTACAGCAAAACTGTATACCGCTGCTGATACTATCGACCTGATTGCTAATACTGCAACTTTCGATGGTAAGGTTCGTGTCTTTGCGGTTATTGCAGAACTTGGTACTGCAGAAACTGCGGCATCATTTGCCTAAATAAAATGTCGGGGGGCAGGGCAACTTGCCCCTTGACACACCCGGAAAATCGTGATATAAGCAAGAACCATTTGCCGGGAGATATATACCATGTTTACAACATTTGTTAAAGTTTGTTCATTAGTGGCGATTACAGAGTGTACTGAGTTCGAAGATACCTTAGGCCCTTATGCTACTAGAGAAGAATGTAAAGTACGAGCCTACGAAATGGCTGCTGACTTGAAAACCATAATCAAACCACCTGTAGAGTATAGCTACAAGTGTGCGTCGGATAACATAGGACATGCCACGTAAACAAGACAAAATGCCAGCCCGTAACAAAAAGAACTTTAGGGCTACTAAAAAAGGTGCGGGTATGACCGAGGCCGGAGTAAAAGCCTATCGTAAGGCGAACCCCGGTTCTAAACTAAAAACAGCAGTAACAGGAAAAGTAAAGCCGGGTAGCAAGGATGCTAAACGGCGTAAATCTTTTTGCGCTAGGTCTGCAGGTCAAATGAAGAAGTTCCCCAAGGCTGCAAAGAATCCTAACAGCCGTCTGCGTCAAGCAAGAAAGAGATGGAAATGCTAACTGCACTTATCGGACCAATAACCCAGATAGCAGGTACTTGGCTAGAGGGTAAAGTAGAAAAGACCAAAGCAGAAACAGGAGCGAAAGTTGCAAAAGCTAAAGCTGAAGCTACAATCATGGAAAAGAAAGCTACTGGCGAAATCGACTGGGATTTGGCTATGGCTGAAGGAAGCAAACATTCATGGAAAGATGAATGGATTACACTTCTATTCTCTGTTCCGCTCATTTTGGCTTTTTGTGGAGATTGGGGTAGAGACATTGTTCAACAAGGCTTTGCAGCTTTGGACGCGATGCCGGAATGGTATCAGTACAGTCTTGGACTCATTGTTGCGGCATCGTTAGGTATGCGTAGCGCAACTAAGTTTTTTGGTAAGAAGTGATGAAACTGTTCACACTACTCCGTAACCTGTTTACCTGTGATTATATCGGTGACCTGTCTCAGCACAGACAACACACTATCATGTATGAGGACTTGTGTAAGTAATGGCTGATTGGTGGAGAAGATGGCTACAGTTTAACGTCACAGCCAAGCTAACTATGATTGCTTCGGTTGCAATGTCATGGCGTTGTGCTGAGTGGTTTATGAATTTGGAAGACCCAACAACACAGCAGTCTGCATTTGTTTCCGTTATTATGGGCGTTATGACAGGTGTGTACGGTATCTATTTGGGTAGGGAAGCGAAGGGCAAATGAATTACGACCGCAGCGCACTGATTGACCAGCTAATCTTGCA